CGATCGATCCCTCTTGGGAGCAGCGCCTGCACATCGCCTGGGTCAACATGGTGGCTGAAAACGCTGGTCACCCACTCCCTCGGAGGGCGTTCTCATGGCAATGACCGCCGAGCAGCTCGAGGCCGCGATCGATACGGTGGTGCAGGGCATCGCCGACGGCATCCAGCAGATCCGTTACCCGGACGGCTCCAGCATCACCCACGTGGACGCGGCGCAGGCGCCGTCCCGCCTGAAGATGCTGCGCGCTGAGCTGGCGACGGTGCGGGGCCTGCCGACGCGGACCCGCATCATCATGCAGCCGACGATGATCCGGCGCTTCTGATGAAGCCCTCCCTGCTGGACCGGGCCGCGTTGGCGGTGGCGCCTTCCTGGGGGCTGAGCCGCATGCGGGCCCGCGCCCGGGCCGAGGCCTTCATGGCCTACGAGGCGGCGCGCACTCCCGTGCGGGACCGCTTCCGAGACCGCGACGCCGGGCCGAACGCAGACCTGGGGAACGCGCTGGCGATCCTGCGGCGCCGGTCGCGGGCGCTGGCACAGGATAACCCCTACGCGAAGAAGGCCCTGATGACCCTCGTGGGGCATCAGGTCGGGTACGGCATCCGGCCGCGCTTCAACACCACCGACGAGGCGACGAACAAGCGGGCCAACCGCCTCTTCGCCGAGTGGATGAAGCGGGCCGTGGTGGGCGGCCAGATGGACCTCTTCGGCGCGCAGTTCCAGGCCGCCAAGGCCCGGGCGGAGGGTGGCGAGGCGTTGGTCCGCGCCGTCCGGCTGTCCATGCGCGAGATGCGGGATCTTGGCATGACCGTGCCGCTCCAGTTCGAGGTGTTGGAGGCCGACCTCCTGGCCGGCAGCATGGACGCCGGCGGGCGCGCCCTCGGCCCGCGGGTCGTGAACGGCGTGCAGTTCGATGCCCGGGGCAACCGGGCGGGCTACTGGATCCGCTCCAGCCATCCGGGCAGCGGGACCGTCCTGCACTACGGCGATGAGCCGCGGTTCTGGCCGGCCTCCGACGTGATGCACCTGCACCGCGTCTATGCCGACCGTCCCGGGACGGTGCGGGGCATCCCGGAACTAACGCCCGCCATCACCCGCCTCTACCGGCTGGACGACTACGAGCTGGCGGCGATCGAGCAGGCGCGCGCCGCCGCGCTGACGGGCATCATCTGGGAGACCCCGGACGGCGAGGCCGAGTTCACGACGCCGAAGTCCGGCGCCCCGGCTGCCTCGCAGGAAGGCGGGGGCGCCGCCGACCCGATCGAGATGCACCCGGGCATGGTGGTCTCCGCCCCGCCCGGCACGAAGGCGCACTACCTCCAGCCGCCGGGTGCCGGCCCTTTCGAGCCCTTCGCCGGGCACGAGCTGCGCGCCATCGCCGCCGGCGCGGGCGTCACCTACGACCAGGTGACGGGCGATCTACGCGGCGCGAACTACAGCAGCCTCCGCGCTGGCCGCGCCGAGTTCCGCCGAGTGGTGGAATGCGACCAGTGGCTGATGATGGTGCCGCAGCTCTGCAATCCGGTGAGCGACCTCTTCGTCAGCACCGCCATCGCGGCGGGCGCGCTGGAGGAGGGGGAGTATCCCGTCGTCCACATGCCGCCGCGCATCGAGCTCATCGACCCGTCGCAGGACGTGCCGGCCCTCCGCGCCATGCGCCGCCTCGGTCTCCAGACCTGGGGGCAGCAGGTCATGGAGCAGGGCGAGGACCCGGACGAGCAGCGCGCCGCGATCAAGCGCGAGAACGCCGAATTCGATCGGGACGGCATCGTGCTCGATGGCGACCCGCGGCGCATCAGCCTCTCCGGCGGCGCGCACGACCCGAAGCAACTCGCCGCGGTGGAGATCGCGGCGACCGGCGCCTCCTCGCCTCGGCCTCCGGCGCAACCCCAGGAACCGGCCCGGGGTGGCCCGGCGGCGACGGGGGCGCCGCCCATCGTCCCTTTTCGCCCGCGCCGGGCCTCGTAGCCCAGGCGAACCCTGGCCAGCCCCGCGACGAGAGGGGGCGGTTCGCTGGCGGCCGCGCCGCCGTACAAGGGCTGTCGAGACGGAACGCCCGCCGCAAGGTTCGGAAGATGCTCGCCGGCAAGGGCTTCCGGCGCTTCCTGGCCGGGGGCGGTGACGAGTTCCCGGTCGGCGTGCTGCCGGCGGCTTTGCAGAAGGAAATGGGGGCCTCGACGCAAGCGGTGCTGCTGTCGCGGCCGTCCGCGGACAAGCAGTGCAGCCACCACCCGGACGTGACCCCGGACAGCTATCGCGGGGTGCAGCGGATGCTGGATCAGGGGCGGCGCGAGAGGCAGTCGGCGAACCGCTTCCGGGTTTATGGGGAGATCGGCGGAAAGCCCCACCGGGCGGCCCTGAAGGTCGCCGCCTCGGAGGTCCATCTGCTGTCACTGCATCGGATCTGATTGGTGGCCGGAGGGGCTCACTTCCGGATCGCTCCGGCACCCTCACGCGCGCATCCCCGAGGGGAGGCTACGGCAGCGAGTTTCACCGTGTTTCGGCCACCGCAGGGAATATAGCGCGGGACCGGATCGAGTTTCAACGCAGAAGCGCGAGGGAGGCCGGGCGCCGGCTCCACCCGCCATCAGGAGACCACGCATGAAGCCCATGGACCCTGCCGCGCTGGTCGCGGCGGAGACGCTCGAGCGCGACATCACGCTGCAGGCCGAGACCGGCAGCATCACCGCCGTGGCGCCCGCCGCCGGCCCGGCCGAGATCGAGCTCTTCGGCGTCGTCGGCCTCGACTTCACCGCCCGCGACGTGCGGCGCGTCCTCGCCGGCCTGTCCGGCCGCGACCTGCTGATCCGCGTGAACAGCGTCGGCGGCATCGTCACCGAGGGCTTCGCCATCTTCAACGCGCTGGCGCGGCACCAGGGGCGCAAGACGGTCTCCGTCGAGGGCCAGGCCTGCTCCAGCGCCGCCTTCATCGCGATGGCGGCCGACGAGATCGTCATGCCGCGGGCCTCGCTGATGATGATCCACAACTCCAGCGGTGGCGCCTACGGCAACAGCGAGACCATGGCCTCGGTGCTGGAGGTGCTGAAGAAGATCGACGGCATCCAGGCCGACGTCTTCGCCGCGCGCACGGGCCAGGACAAGGCGCAGGTCGTCTCCTGGCTCACCGCCGAGACCTATTTCACCGCAACCGAAGCAAAGGAGGCCGGATTGGCCGACCGCATCGAAGAGCGCGACGCCGTCCAGGCCGTCGCAAAGGCCTCCCTCGAGGAGGTCATGGCCCGCGCGAAGGGGCAGCCCGTCGCGATCCGCAACGGCGCGGCTGCCCAGGGTGGCGCGGCCGGTGGCGGCGATGCCAGCACCGGGAGCGGTGCCGGGACGGAGGGCGCGGGCGGCGGCACGCCGGGCGGCCAGGGTGGCGATCAGCGGCCCGACCCCGCCGCCGTGGCCACCATCGTGGACCTGCGCGCCATGGTGGCGCAGTCCCGCGGTGCGGTGACGTCGGATTGGGCGCTGGACCGCGCGGCCGAGGGCGTGACCGTGGCCGAGGCCCGCCACCTGCTGATCGACGCCATGGCGGCGCGGCAGCCCCAGCGCCCCGAGGGTGGCATCCAGATCACCCTGGACGAGCGCGAGACCTTCCGAGCCTCCATGGAGGAGGCGCTGCTCTACAAGATGGGCGCCGGCAAGCCGACCGACCGCTCCCGCCAGTTCCTCGGCCGCAGCACGCTCGAGCTGGCCCGCGCTTGCGTCGAGGTGGCCGGTGGCAAGCCGGTGAAGTTCGGCGCCGACACCCTCGGCCTCGCCGCGGCGGCCATGAACCTCTCCAGCGCCTTCCGCGCCGAGGCGGGGATGCACACCACCTCCGACTTCCCGCTGGTGCTGGGCAACGCCGCCCGCCGCACGTTGCTGGGGTCCTACGCGGCGGTGCCGCAGAACTGGCGCCGGATCGCCCAGCCCGAGAACTTCGAGGACTTCCGCAAGAAGCAGTTCCTGAAGCTGTCCTCCGCCGGCAGCCTGGATCGCATCGGCGAGCACGGCGAGTTCAAGTACGGCACCCTGATGGAGAGCACCGAGGGCTTCGCGATCGACACCTGGGGCAAGATCTTCGCCTTCACGCGGCAGTCCCTCATCAACGACGACCTCGGCGCCCTGGCGCGGGCCATGCGTGAGCGCGGCACCGCGGCCGGCAAGACCGTCTCCCGCCGCGTGTGGGGACTGGTGATCAACGGTCACGTCGGCACCGGCGTGAACAAGGTCATCATGTCCGACGGCAAGGCGGTGTTCCACGCCGACCACGGCAACATCGCCGCCTCCGGCTCGGCCATCACCGACGCCGCGATGGAGGCCGCCTACCTCGCCTTCGCGAGCCAGAAGGACGAGAACGGCGACCCCATCGACGTCCTGCCGCGCTACCTGGTGGTGGGCCCGGCGAAGGCGGCCGAGGCGAAGAAGTTCCTCGGCACCAGCCGCAACTCCGCGGGCGTTCCCAACATCTACGAGGGCGACCTGGAGCTCATCGTGGAGCCGCGCATCACCGGCAACGCCTGGTATCTCTTCGCCGATCCGCCGCTGAAGGACGGCCTGGCGGTGGGCTTCCTCAACGGCCGCGAGGAGCCGCGGCTGGACGAGAAGCCCGGCTGGAACATCGAGGGCGTGGAGTTCAAGGTCGCGCTCGACTTCGACGCCGGCTGGCTGGACTACCGCGTCGCCTACCGCAACGCCGGCAACTGATCCCCCAACCCCTGACGTAGCGCCCTCGGGCGCCCTGGCTCCGGCCCGGGCGCCCTCGGCGCGTGAGGAGACGCCTCCACCATGAAGACCTTCATCGAACACGGCGAGGTCTGGGAGATCCCGGCCCCCGCCGGCGGCGCGAAGTCCGGCGACCTGATCATCCAGGGCATCGTCTTCGGCATCGCCGCCCACGACGCCGCCGAGGGCGACGCCCTGCGCGTGCGTCCCGGCGGCGTCCACCAGAAGGCCGCCGCCACGGGCCAGGCCTGGACCTACGGCGCCGCCCTCTACTACGACGCGACGGCCAAGGTGTTCACCACCACGGCCGGCAGCAACCAGAAGATGGGCTACGCCTTCGCGCCGAAGCTGGCCGCCGAGGCCGTCGGCCTCGTCAAGCTGAACACCAGCTTCTGAGGCCCGCCATGAGCAAGCCAAAGACCCTGCGGGTGGTTCCGCTGAGCCACATCATGACCGCCGACAGCGAGCGCCACGCCGAGGGCATCGCCTTCGACCTGGAGACGGGCGAGGCCGAGACGCTGATCGCGCTCGGCAACGTGGTCGAGGTGAAGAAGGGCGAGGTGGAGGCCGGCGCGCCCGTCACCGTCATGCCCGCCGACGCCCCGGCCGAGCCCGCCTCGGCGCCCCTGCCGGAGGCGGTCGAGGTGGTGGCGCCCGTCGGCACCGCCCCGGCGAAGGCCCCGAAGGCCTCCTGATGGACGCCTTCCGGCGGGGCGTGGAGCTGATGCTCGCCAGCCCGCGCGCCACCGCCGCGGCCTACCGCGAGCAGGACACGGGTTCGCCCGTGCCCTGCCGCATATTCCTCTACGAGGAGCCGGACGACACCGGCCGGCCCGGCATCTCGGGCGGCAGGCTGATCGCCTCCGGCCTCTTCCTGCCCGCCCAGGGCTTCGTCCTCCTCCGGCGCGGCGACACCTTCGAGGTGGCCGGGCGCCCGAGGCTGAAGGTGGAGCAGCCCGGCCGTCCCGAGACTGGCTGGGAATGGCGCACCTACCTCCAGGGGATGAAGTGAGATGGCCCGTATCGCCGCGCGCGAGGCCGGCTTCGCCGCGCTGGGCGAGCGCCTGAGCGCCGCCCTGTCCGGCGTCCCCCTGGAGCGCAACCGCCGCTCCACCATCGGCTCGGGTGAGCCCCTCCCGCGCCTGATACTCCGCGACGGCTCGCAGGTGCCGCTGGAGGCCGGCGGCATGGGTGAGGACGGCTGGACCCTGACCGCCACCGTCGAGGGCTTCGTTGGTAGCAACGACGCCGACTGCGGCCCCGAGGCGAGCGAGCTCTACGGCCTCGTCGCCGAGGCGCTGTGCGGCACCCCCATCATTCCCGCGGCCCGCCTGCCCGGCGGCGTCGCGGTCGAGCTCTACGTCATCGAGGGCGCGCTGGACTTCGACGCCGCCACGGTGAGCGAGAGCAGCGACCCCATCGCCGCCTTCTACCTGGAGGTCAGCTTCGACCTCCGCGTGCCTTCCGGCACCCGCTTCCTCGAAACCGCCTGAACCACGGAGGGGCCCATGCCCACCAATCCCGACCAG